ATCGTTGAGCAAGAAGAAGTAGAGGAAGTAATAGAGCAAGACCCACAGCCAGCAGTAGACCCAATGACAGGTCAACCTGTAATGGATGAGATGGGTATGCCAATGATGATGGAAGTACCACCCATTATTAATGTTTACTATAATGTAAAATGCAAACGCACTGAAGATTATTCTAAAATAAAAATAGAAAATGTAGCTCCAGAGGAATTTTTAATTGATAAAAGAGCAACAACAATTGAAGACTCTGACTTTGTAGCACAAAGAAGTTTAGTTACTCGTTCAGATTTAATAGCACTGGGGTATGACCCAAAAGTTGTTGAAACATTACCAATGGGTGATACATTAGATTTTACACCAGAGAGGGTAGCGAGATATGGTGCAGGTGAGCAACCTTTTAATACTAATGACTCTAATGATGAATCAATGGAATTGGTTGAGTATTACGAGTGTTATGTAAAAACAGATTTAGATAAAGATGGTATAGCAGAGCTTCATAGAGTTTGTTACGCAGGCAATGAAGTATTGATGAGTGAAGAATGTGATTATGTTCCTTTCCATAGTGTCTGCCCTATTCCAATTCCACACAAATTCTTTGGACAGTCTTTAGCAGACAGAGCAATAGACCTACAGTTAATTAAGTCTACAGTTACCCGACAAATGCTAGACAACTTATACTTAACTAACAACTATCGTGTAGGAGCAGTAGAAGGACAGGTTAATCTTGATGACTTACTAACATCTACAGCAGGTGGTGTTATTCGTATTAAAAACCCTAATGCGTTAGTACCAATGACAGTGCAATCTAGTGCAGCACAATCATTTCCTATGTTGGAATACCTAGATGGTATTCAAGCAAAAAGAAGTGGTGTATCAGATGCACAACAAGGTCTTGACCCTAATCTATTACAGAATGTAACAGCTACAGCAGTGAGTGCTATGACATCTGCATCACAAGGCAAGTTAGAGCTTATTGCTCGTATTTTTGCAGACACAGGTGTAAGTACATTGTTTAGAGGAATTATGGCATTAGTCTGTAAATACCAAGACAAAGAAAGAATAATTAAAATAAATAATTCTTTTGTTCCTATGAATCCTAGAGAATGGGACACAGAATATAACCTCACTGTTAATGTTGGATTAGGTACAGGTGGAAAACAAGAACAACTAGCAACAATGCAAATGATTCTTTCTAAACAAGAAGAAGTTATTAAAGGCTATGGTTTAAACAACCCGTTAGTTAATATTAAACAATACAGAGATACATTAGCCAAGTTTGTTAATATGGCAGGCTTTAAAGATGACAGCCAGTTCTTAATGGAAATATCAGAAGAACAAGCAATGCAAATGGCACAACAAGCTGCTCAAGCTCCTAAAGAAGAAGATAGCAATACTAAAGCAGCCGCTATACTTGCAGAAGTAGAAAGAGAAAAAGCACAAATGAAAATGCAATCTGATATGGCTAAATTAGAATTAGAAAAACAAAAAGCAGAACTAAAAGCACAAAAAGAAATGCTAGAGCTTCAACAAGACAGAATGGAATTTGAAAAAGAAATGGCATTGCGTGAATTAGAACTTGCACAAAAAGCAAACAATGATAATGCTAAAAATAAAATGAATGAAGATAAAGAGCTAATTAACGCTCTAGATAAAATTAAGAACATAGCCTCATGACCAAATCAGAAGCATTTAGAAATATTTTACAAAGTCAGGAGCTTAATGACGAAATAGAATCTATGAGAAAAGAATTAGTAGAATTAATCATTAATTCTGATGATGACGAAGTAGCTACAAGAGAAGGTGCTTATGTCAGAATCAAAGTAATTAATGAAATCATGTCTCGTTTTGAATCCATTGCAAAAGACGATGAGATTAAAGACAAGGCTTGGAAGATATTATAGGCATATTGCCTGTATGGTAAAGCCACACCTAGAGGGCAAAAGGAAAGAGAATGAGTGATGACACCATGACTTCCGATTCATCGGAAAGTGGAAATCTAACAGTAACAGATGCAGCTTCAGCTATTGAAGGTATGCTATCTAGTACAGAGGACTCCACACAGGAACAACCAGAAGTAGTAGAAGAGCAAACCGAAGAAGTAGAAGAAGTAGAGGAAGCAGAGGACCAAGCGGATTACGAGGAAGCTGTAGAAGCGACCGAAGATGAAGTGGAAGAAGATGTAGACTCCGAAGTTGAAGAACCTGAAGAAGTTGAGGAAGAACAAACTTTCACCATAAAAGCAGCAGGTGAGGAAAAAGAAGTTACCCTTGATGAACTAAAGAAATCTTATCAACTCGGCTCTGATTATACTAAAAAGACTCAAGAAGTAGCTGAACAGCGTAAAGTCATAGAGCAAGAAGCTAAAGCTATTATTGAAGCTAGACAAGTTAGAGATAATTATCAAACCAAATTGCAAGCAATAGAGCAATTCTTAATTGGACAAAATGACAATCCAGCAGAATTGACAGCAATGAAAGAGAACGACCCGATAGGATATGCAGTTAAGGTCGCAGAAATGACCGAAAAAAAAGAACAGTTACAAACAGTGCAAGCAGAAAGGATGCGAATTGCTCAAGAGCAAAAAATGCAAAATGATGCTCAAATGCAAAAGTTTGTAGAACAAGAATCACAAAAACTAGCAGAATCCTTACCAGAGTTTTCAGACAAAACGAAAGGCGAACACATCAGAAATGATATTCGTAGCTACGGCAAAAAGATAGGATTTACAGACGAAGAGTTATCTCAAGTCTATGATTCCCGTCATGTATTGGTATTACATAAAGCAGCACAATACGACAAATTAATGGCAGGTAAAGCTGGTGTTAAAAAGAAAGTCGCTAAAGCACCAAAGACTGTAAAGTCTGGAGCTAAAGTAAAGCAGAATGTAACCGACATACAAAGAAAACAACTTAAAAAGCTACAGCAAACTGGTTCAGCCAGAGATGCCGCAGCTATATTTGAAAACTTTATTTAAGGAAAAACAATGGCAGAATTTAGAACGTATACAGCGATTGGGCAAAGAGAAGATTTAGCTAACACTATCTACAACATTGCACCAACCGAAACACCAGTAGTTTCATCTATTGGCAAAACAAAAGCAACAGCAACATACCACGAATGGCAAACTGATAACCTAGCAGCAGCTAGTCAAGCAGGCTTAATTGAGGGTGCTGATGCTTCAGGTGCTTCTGATACTCCTACAGTTCGTGTAGGTAACAGAACACAAATTCAAGGTAAAACAGTTCATGTATCAGGTACTCTTGATGCAGTTGATAAAGCTGGTCGTAAGACAGAAACAGCTTACCAACTTGCTAAAGCAGGACAAGAACTAAAACGAGACATGGAAAAAACTATTCTTGGTAACGTAGCTCAAAGTAATGGTACTGCTGGTTCAGCAGCTAGACTACTTGGCTCTATCCAAACATGGTTATTAACTAACTATGTTACAGAAGCATCAGCAGGTTCTCCAGCAGGACCAGTTGGTGGTAACGGAACAGCTGTTCGTACTTCAGCAGGTTCTGGTAACTACCTAGCTTTTGGTGAAGATAAATTAAAAGAATGTGTTAAATCATGTTATGAAAATGGCGGTAACCCAACTTTATTAGTTGTACCACCAACACAAAAACAAGCAGTATCAGCATTTGCTGGTATTGCTGCACAGCGTTTCCAAGCTCCTTCTGATAAGCAGTCTACTATTGTAGGTGCTGCTGATGTTTATATGTCAGACTTCGGTACTTTATCTGTTGTACCTGACAGATTTATGACTGCTGATGGTGGAACTGGTGGTGGTGAACAAGCTCTTGTGCTTGACCCATCAATGGCATCTGTTGCTACACTACGACCATTTGAGTCAAATTTATTGGCTAAAGCTGGTGACAGTGAGAAGCATCAAATGCTTGTTGAGTACACTTTACAAGTATCTAATGAAAAAGCACATGGTATTGTTGCTGACTTATTAGTAGCGTAATAAAAATTAATGTTGCCCACTTCGGTGGGCAGTATTATTAAGGATTGATATGGGAAAATATAACGACCACTTAAAAAAAGTAGAATACAGAAATTACAAAGAACATGAGACAACTGATGGAAAAGTTTTAGAAGTTGTACAAGATGTAAGTGACATTGTTGAAAGAAATAAAAAAGAATATAACAATAGCTCAACAAAATGGGGTGATGATGTATTTGATAACAAGATAGCATCTATTCCAATGACTGTTGTAGATAAGTTAAATCAACAAGGCATCATGAGAGGATTTCATGTACTAGACCAAAAGGCTTTTTTTAAATGGTTGAACGACCCAGACAATAGATTTTTTAGAACAAAACAGGGCAGAATCTAAATGGCATTTTTTACAGACTACACAACGCTACAGGCGACTATAGCTAGTTACTTGGCTCGTACTGATTTGACAGAGCAGATACCAGAGTTTATTAGACTAGCTGAAGATAGACTTATTAGAGACTTACGCATTAGACAAATGATTAAAGTAGCAACTGCTCCTACAGTAGCAGGTGATGCAACAGTATCTTTGCCTTCTGATTTTGTAGCTATGAAAGATTTGCATTTACAAGGCAACCCACCACAAACAATTAAATTTTTATCTACCAGTAATTTCTTTAGAAATGCACAAACTGCTGTTTCAGGATTACCTAGTAGGTATACGCTACTTGGTGCAGAGTTTCAATTTGCTCCAATCCCTGACAGCGTTTACACGCTACAAATGGTTTACTTTTATCAACCAGAATATTTGAGCGACACTAATTCATCTAACCTTTGGTTAGCAGAAACACCTGATTTATTACTTTATGCTGCACTAGGTGAAGCAGAACCTTATTTGATGAATGATGAAAGACTTAATACATGGGCAAGTATGTATGACAGAGGAGTAACAGCTCTACGCAAGAGTGATGATGAATCTGAATACCCTGCTCAACCACTTACTATTACTAACTCAACGAGGTAAATTACTATGGCTGAAATGTCGGATTATTTAGAAGTCGCACTTCTAAACTTAACACTTAACGGAACTGCTTTAACAGCAGTAAACGACCCTTATGTATCACTACACACAGCAGACCCAACAGACGCTGGAACTGGTGCAGAAGTTTCTGGTGGTTCTTATGCTAGAACTGCTGCTTCTTTTTCAACAGCTACAGTAGGTTTAGTTGCTACAGATGCAGATGTCACCTTTCCAACTGCAACTGCAACATGGGGAGTCGTAGGATGGATAGGTTTATGGGATGCAGCTAGTGGTGGAAATATGCTATACCACACAGCACTTGATACTTCTAAAACTATTGATTCTGGTGATATATTTAAAATCACAACTGGCAACCTAACTGTAGAATTAGCGTAAGGATAAAACATGGCTCTTATCGTAAAGGATAGAGTAAAAGAAACGACCACGACTA